GATTGAGCCGTTTGAAGATGGTCTTGAATATGTAAGCCAAGCATGGTCTGATAAAGGAATGTGGGTAACAAACGGTAAACCTAAAGTATATGAATCAAAGTGGATGGCTCAACAAGAAGCTGATCAATGGAATACAGGTGTAGTAGTAGAATATAGAGGATAACACAATGAAAATAGTTATGTTAACTGCATTAGCAGAGACGTTACGTCGGCGTAGAAATATGAATCAAACAATATCAGCGCTGAGTAAACTAAATGATAGAGATCTACAAGACATAGGTATACACCGGAGTCAAATAGACTCTGTTGCAAGAGGTTTAATTGATTTTCACAGATCAGTAAGAGATGTGACAGAAAGGATAACAGATGATACCAACACAGATTGAGGTTACAGCTGAGTTTATAAAATACAGAGCTGAAAAACAAAAGTTATATAACAGACGTGGTAGAGATGAGAACAGATTTATTATGGATCTTGACTGCGAGCTGTATGAGTGGTACATGATAGACATGGGCGAATGGAAAGCTCATGATGATTGGCGTATAGATGCTGTGTTAGTCAACGCACATAGCGCAATACCAGGTGAAGATACGGAGGCAAATATCGATGTTAAGTTTATTAAGAAATGGTATAACCTCTCTAACACAAAGATGCTTAACTTTGTTAAACAGCATGATGTTATACACGGATACCTTTTCATGGAATGGGTTGAAGAACCAACAGGCCAGCTGCTTGAAGGAGATATCGTTAGTGTTAGACAAGTCAGATACCTACCCTACTCAGATCTTGCAAACCTTATACAAGTCTCAAGAGGTAAATGGGGAGGATTCTACGCTGATGTCAGAGGCACCTTATGATTTCATTATTGAAGAAGATCAAAAGACTTACACATGTTTAAAGTGTAAGAAGAAATTTAATCGTATGCATATAGACAAAGGAAGAATTTGTCCACGCTGCGCTAACAATAACAAAGATAAATAGAAAGGACATAGCATGAGACTATGTTATGACATAGAAACGGATGGACTAGATGCTACAAAGATACACTGCCTTGTTGCTAAGAACCTTGATACTGGTACCGTATATAAGTTTGCAGACCAAAGTGTTAGGTGCGCGAACGTTATTGACGGAGTCAGGCTCCTCGAAAACGCCTCGCTACTTGTCGGGCATAACATCATCGGATTCGACAACGTCCAAGTAGATAAGCTATATGGTACGCAGTTAAATAAGTTAAGATGCCATGATACATGGGTTATGTCTCAAGTTTTGAGGTATAAACGTACGCATAAGCATGGGCTTCAAGGATGGGGTGAGCACCTTAATAATTCTAAAATAGAATTCCATAATTGGGATGAGTATTCCCATGAGATGCTGAGATACTGTGTGCAAGATGTTGAACTAAATGTACAAGTCTATAATGAATTACTTGAAGAATACAATGTGATTCTTAAAAGAAACCCATTGATAGCTAAAGGTATGAAGATAGAGTTAGACACAGCTACATTCAATGCTCGCTGCAGATCTAAAGGCTGGAACTTCGATGAAGAGAAAGCTAAAGATTCTGTAGAACGTATGACTAAACGTATGGAAGAAATTGAAAATGCTATTGAGCCTGAGTTAGGGTCAAGAAAGATTTTCATAGATAAAGAACCTAAGCTACCTAAGTTTAAGAAGAATGGAGAGTATACAACTACTACAGCTAGAATGTTATCAGAATACTATGGATACCTAGTAAAACCTACTAACACAGATTTACTAGCAGCTGGTGAAACGTTTCAAAGATTTAGAGAAGAGAAGGTTACATTAGGATCTTTAGAGTTAGTTAAAGACTGGCTGCTTACTAAAGGCTGGATTCCAGATGAGTATCAGAAGAAGAAAGTAGGATTCCAATGGATAACTATGGGTCCTAAACTAACAACCACATCTTTAGTTAAGATGGGTGAGACAGGAGTAATGATTGATGACTACTATACAATTAGAAACCGTCGTGCTGTACTTAGTGGTTGGCTTAACTGTCTACGTGATGGTCGCGTCCATGGTAATATGTGGACTATTGGTACGCCTACATTCCGTGCAAGGCATGAGATTATTGTTAACCTACCTGCAGTCACTGCTTCATGGGGTAAAGAACTTCGTGAAGTATTTAAAGCAGACGAAGGACAAGTACTAGTAGGTGCTGACTCATCAGGCAATCAGCTGCGTGGCTTATGCCACTACGTAAACAACAAAGACTTTACACATGAGGTATGCTTCGGTGATCAGCATCAACGTAACGCTGAGATACTAAACTGTGATAGACCTAAGGCTAAGACATTTCTGTACGCATACTTGTTTGGTGCAGGCGATGCTAAGCTAGGTCAAAGCTTAACAGGTAAGCTGAATGCTACACGTGGTAGAAAAGCTCGTGAAGACTTTGCAAAGGGTATTAAAGGCTTAGCAAATCTAAAGGATAAGCTAGCTCACGCTTGGCAAAATACTAAGAATCGTAACGGTGAAGGCTGGTTTCCTGCAATAGATGGTAGGCCTGTCTTCTGCCCACAAGAACATCAGACTTTAAACTATCTGTTACAATCAATGGAAGGCATCAGCTGTAAGGCTGCGCTGTCTTACTCAATGGCTGAAATAGATAGACTTGGTTTACGTGCAGAGCCTAGATTATTCTATCATGACGAGCTTGCTTATACGTGTCATCCAGATGATGCCGACCAGGTAGGTAGGATACTACAAGAATCGTTTAAAGAAGCACCGAAGTGGTTTAATATAGACTGCATGGACGGTGGCAATTATGTGAAAGGAAATACTTATGCAGACATCCATTGAACTAGATACTATATCTACTGATTCGCTTATACTAGTAGATGCAGACTCAATATACTTTAGAGCTGCTTGTGTATCTAGTAAGAAGAATGATATACGAAAAAGTATAGATCATACTATGTCAGAGATTGAGGCAACTTGTATGATGGGTAAACTACGAGTAGCTGTTAAAGGTAAGGGTAATTTTAGAAAAGATCTATACCCTGAGTACAAAGCTAATCGTAAAGAATTAGATGATGAGCTACGTAAGTCTTTAGCTTACGGCCATGAGCATATGATATCATACTATGATGCGTTCAAAGCAGATGGTATGGAAGCAGATGACTTAGTAGCTATATGGGCTTATGAAGCTAGAGAATTAGAAAAACCTTACTTTATAGTAGGTATAGATAAGGATCTACTTCAAATACCAGGCAATCATTACAACTTCAACAAGAAAATACATAGGTTTGTTGATGATGATGAGGCTAATCTTAACTTAAACTTACAGTGTTTAGTAGGTGACAACTCAGATAACATTCCAGGTATTAAAGGTGTTGGACCAGTCAAGGCTGCTAAGATTCTTGAAAATGTACCGATGGATAAGCGTCAAGATAGAGTTGAACAAGAGTGGAAGTATCACAATGCAGGTTATCCTGATGTGAGCCGACGCCTACTAACTATGCTAAAATCATGGAAGGAATATGAAGAAATTAGACAACACATTCAAGATGAAGCCGCTGTCAGCGAACAAGATGTTCGGAGCAAGGGGCAAGAGGACATTCAAGAGTCCTGAATATGTTACGTATCAGAACGAGATACGTGATGACCTAATGGGAACTGATTGGCCGTTTGATGTCGATCAGGTCTCATTCACTGTAAATGCTGGCTTATCTAATAGAGGAGCTGACATTGATAACGTAATAAAACCTATCTTAGATACGTATCAAGGTATCTTTGAAAAGTTTAATGATAACAAGGTATACTATGTCGAACTACATAAAGAAATCGTTAGCAAGGGAGAAGAGTTTCTCAGAATTAGAGTCACCCCCTATAGCGGAGCTTGAAGAATACGAGAACACTAAACAAAAGAAACAAAAGAGGATGCGTAACAAACTTGATGCGTCTAAACAAAGACGTATAAGAAGGTTACATAGAGAAGAAAGATGGAATTGAATGGCTTATATACAGACAGCATGTCCGCACTGCAACTCATCGGATGCTTATACTATATACGATGACGGAGCTTACTGCTTCTCATGCCAATACACAAGCAAACAGAAAGAAGAACATATGGAAATAGAAGAAGATAGTGAATCATCATTCACATTTATTGAAGATATAGCTACATACAAGAGCTACCCAATATCTTCACGTAAGATATCGCAGCATGTGGTAGATTACTTTAACGTAAAGATGTCAGTTAACTCTGATGGTAAGCCTGCTTCACACTTCTATCCTTATACTAAGGACGGTGAAGTAGTTGCTTACAAAGAAAGAATACTACCTAAAGATTTCCGTACACACGGAGACTTTAAGAAGACAGAGCTATTCGGTCAAGCTCAAGCAGTAGGCACAAAAACTCTTGTGATAACTGAAGGTGAGCTAGATTGTATGGCAGTAGCTGAAGCATTCAAGTCTCACTACAAAGATAGGATATTCCCTGTAGTTTCATTGCCGTCTGCAACAGGCACGCGTGCGCTGCTTGACCAGAGAGAATGGGTAAATCAATTCGAGTCAGTCATACTAATGTTAGATAACGATGAGGCTGGTAAGAAATCACTCGAGCTATGCGCTAAATCATAGGTGCAGGCAAGGTTAAGATCGCTGCCCTCAAGGGTAAAGATCCATGTGAAGTTCTACAATCTCAAGGCCCTAACGCCATACTACGAGCCATCTGGGATGCACAGACGTGGTCTCCTGCAGGCATAGTAGTAGGTGAAGATATATGGAGTGAGTTCAAGGCAAGACAAAGTACAGAATCGATACCATATCCTGCTTGTCTTGATGGACTCAATGAGAAACTAAAAGGCATACGCCATGGTGAAATTACTTTGTTCACTTCAGGCACTGGCTCTGGTAAGTCAACTGTTATTAAAGAAATCGTACTTGATCTGCTTGATAAGACAACAGATAAGATAGGACTTATATCACTTGAAGAATCTGTAGGTGATACCGCAGAGAAATTCATATCAATGGAGCTACGAAGATCTGTCATGGATACTACTAATCTTGAAGACAAAGAGATTAGAAAAGGATTTGATAAGGTATTCGGAGATGAAAGGCTTGTGCTGCTAGATCATCAAGGTTCTGTTGGCGACTCAAGTCTCATTGATAAGATAGAGTACATGGCTCTAATGGGATGTAAGTATCTCGTGCTTGATCATATAACTATTGCTGTATCAGAGGGTACAGAAGGATTATCAGGCAACGAAGCTATAGACAAGATGATGTCTGATCTACTTAAGGTAGTAAAGAAACATAACGTATGGCTCGGCTTAATCTCTCATCTACGTAAAGCACAAGGTGGTACTAAGAGTTTCGAAGAAGGTAAGCTTGCTTCAATTGATGACATCAAAGGCTCAGGTTCTATTAAACAAATATCATTTGATATTATTAGCTTTGCTAGAAATTTAGTAGCAGATGATGTTGGTGAACGTAACACGATAACCTTTAGAGTATTAAAGTCTAGGTTTACAGGTCTAACAGGTAATGCCGGTGCTGCAACTTATGATATCAATACTACAAGACTATCTAAAGTAGGAGACTTTAACTTTGAACCAGCACAGATATGATAAAGCATACATGAAGGTAGCTCATATATTTGGTGAGCTATCTTTTGATACAAAGCATAGAGTAGGAAGTATCATAGTACGTGACGGTCAGGTACTTTCTCAAGGATGGAATGGCATGCCAGCAGGCATGGACAACATGACAAGGAACTCATTCCAAGAAACTAAACTAGAAGTAATCCACTCAGAAGCTAACGCACTAATGAAGTTAGCAAAGACAGGTGGTGGCTCTCATGGAGCAACTATATATACTACACACTCACCCTGTATGGAGTGTTCTAAACTTATACTACAATCAGGAATTATTAGAGTAGTATACAACGAGATGTATGATAGCTACGCGCTACAATTTTTAAAAGAAAGAGGACTTGCCGTTGAAACCAATAGATCAGGTGACGGAGTACTTAATAGATAAGGTCA